GGTAGCACAGGAATTGGAACTCAATTCCTCGGCACTGGAAGTCAAGACCTAGCATTCATAGATTCTACTTACACATCTATTGATGCTTCAGGCTCTCCTACAGAAAATGTTATCGCTCAGTATGATATCAATAACACAGAAGAAACTAATGATCATAACGCTGCTTACTATATTCTTAGTGTGGAGGATGTAACTAATAGTCGTTATGAAATGTCTGAGGTTATTGTTCTAAATGATAGTTCCGAAACTTACATAACTGAATATGGTAATATCACAAGTGTTGCAGGTTTAGGAACTGTTGGTGCTGCGGTATCATCTAGTTTTGTAAATCTTCTCTATACACCAAATGAGGATATTGATGTTCAGGTTCGTGTATTCCAGATGAGTTTGCAGATAGCTGCAGAAAATTCTGCTATTGATTCTGTGGAGGAGATTGATCTCACAAATGCAGCTATTACTGTTGGATTTGGAGATTATAAAGGAACTGGAGTGGACGTTAAGAGAGCGTTTAATTTACAACATGATGGAAGAAATATATTTGCTAGGGAATTCGATGGTAGTGATTCATCTGTGGTGGATCTTACAAAAAATAGTGTTAGCATTCCAGAGCACTTCTTTGTGACTGGTGAAGAAGTTACTTATGCTTTTGGAACAAATACTCCAATAGGGATTGCAACAACAACCATCACAGGTATCGGAACTACTACTTTATTACCTACAACTCTTTATGCTATCAAGGTAGATGAAACTACACTTAAATTTGCAAAGACTCCAGAGGATGCGTTAAAAACAGTTCCCAATGAAATACATTTATCCGCAGTGGGAACAGGTGCGGCTCATACAATATCAGCACGTAATCAAAATACTAAGTGTTTGATTGGAATTGATAATGCAATTCAACAACCCATTGTTTCTACGGCTGTTACCACTGGACTAACAGAACTTTTAGGAATCGCAGATGTGACGGTTAAAACTTCAGGAGTTACATCAATTACTGGTGGAGATTTGATTAAAATTAATGAAGAAATAATGAAGGTTAATACGGTAGGATTTGGTAGCACTAATTTTATTCTAGTTGATCGTCAGTGGATGGGAACAGCACTCGGCATTCACACTTTAAATTCTCTAATTACCAAGGTTGATGGCGATTACAATATTGTTGAGAACACTATTAACTTTATTGAAGCACCTTTAGGGCCAACTCCTATTAGTTCTACAACTAATGAACCTGAAGAGAGATATTGGGTAGGTATTACAACATTCTCTACTTTCCAAGGAAGAACCTTTATGAGAAACGCTGCTGCAAATAGTAGCAATAGACCTTATGCAACCAATCAAGTTTTTGATGACATATCTCAAGGATTTACTGGTGTTGGTAAAACATTTACTTTAAAATCAAATGGTTCCAATGCTGTAGGGTTCTCCACTAATAATGCTTGTATTCTTGTTAATGGTATCTTCCAAGGTCCAACAGGTGGACTATCCACTTTCCAAGATTATATCTTATCTGAGGGATCAGGAATCACCACAATTACGTTTACAGGAACAGCAACTTCTCTTGCAAGTGATCCTAACAATTCTAATATTCCTGTTGGTGGTATAGTTGCCTCCGTTGGATCTACTGGTGGATTTGGATATCAACCACTCATTGGTGCTGGTGGAACTGCGATTGTTTCTGCTGCAGGAACTGTTTCCTCTATTAGTATTGGTAATAGTGGATCAGGATATAGAATAGGAGTTCAGACAACGGTTAACGTTGCTATTCAAACAGGAACTACCATTCAACCTCAATTAATTGGTATTGGTACGGCTGCCATTACTGATGGACATATCACAGGAATAGCAATCACCAATAGTCAAGTCATTTACGTACCTAGAGATATCTCTGATGTTGGTTATACCTCTACAACTGGTATCACAACAATCACTACAACGACAGCCCACGGTCTTGCAGTAGGGCAAGAAGTTAAGTTAGCAGGAATTGCATTCACATGTGATTACCTACCTGCTGTAGGCGTTCAGAGTGCCATTTACGACAACATCACAGGTATCATGACAGTCACCACATCTGGTGCTCATGGACTTTCTACAACAGGAAAAAACAGTGATGTAGTGCTTACAGGGTTAGCATTTACATGTGGATTAGATGATGGAGCTTCCACTCATTTATATCCAAGAACAACTGATCCTGCGTTCTGTGGAACAGCAGTTATTGGAGTTGCAAGTGTTACTCAATTCACAATAAACGCAGGTGTTTCAACAGTACCTACGTTCTACGTATCAGGTGGTACAATACAACCTGCTTTGATTGCACCTAGAGAAATAAACAATTCGGATAGTGGAACTGATCCTGCAGCAAACGGAGCGACAGTTCTCACTGTAGGTAGTAGCACTTCATTTACAATCAATAGTGGAGTATCTACTAGAACTCATTTCTACTCTAGATGCGGAACAGTTAGTAGACAACTGGATGTTGTAATTGATGAACCACTATCATATTCAAATATCCCTCTAGTATACAGTGCAGATTCTGCTGCAGGTATAGGAACACAGGCTACAGTTGATATCGTAGTTAGTCAGGGATCAAGTGTTAGTAGTTTTGAAATAAAAAATCTAGGTTATGGATATGCTGATGCTCAAGTCTTGACTGTTCCTAAGATGGGAACAACTGGTATCCCTACTGATCCAACAAAAACTTTTGAAGAATTCCAAATCACCATACAAGAAGTAGCTAGTGATTCATTCGCTGGTTGGACATTTGGACAACTTGAAGTTCTTGATAAGATTGAAAGTGAATTTGATGGAAGTAAACAAGTATTTACCTTAAAGAAAGATGGGTCTCCAATAACCATCAGAGCGAGGGAGGGGTCTAACATTGATGTTCAATCCACTATCCTTGTCTTTATTAATGATACTCTTCAAGTACCTGGTGAGGGTTATACCCTTACTAATGGAAGTATCTTAACATTTTCTGAAGCTCCAAAAGGAAGACAAACTGATGGATCGTTTAATGGTGATACATGTAAGATTCTATTTTATAAAGGAAGCGGTGATACTGATGTTGTATTTAATGATGTGTTAGAGACGGTTAAAAAAGGAGATACTCTTCAAATTAAAGGAGATAGTAATCTTTGCACTGATTCAATAGAACAAACTAAAAGATTAGTAATAGATGTACCTGCTAGTGACATTGCCGATACTAATGCTTATACAGGTTTTGGTATTAATGGAGATCCAAATTGTAAGCGAACAGTTACATGGTGTAAGCAAGATTCTGATAAAATTATTAATGGTCAAGTGGTCAGTAAGAGTCGTGAAGAATTAGAAGCACTAATTCAACCAACTACATTCATTATCCAATCTGTAGGGGTGGGTTCAACTGTAATATTCGTAGAGAGTGTAAGAACTTTCTTTGATCCTAGTAATGAAGATCAAACTACTGCTAAGACTCAAAAGATTTCTATAACTTCTCAGGATAATATTGTAGGAGCGGCTGCAACTGCGGTTGTATCTGCTGCTGGAACTATCTCTGCTATTACAGTTAGTGTGGGAGGAACAGGTTATACTAGTGCTCCTAATGTTATCATAGGTACTCCTGTCGGTCTTGGAACAACAACGAGAGCATCTGCTACCTCTACTCTTACAGGAGATGCTGTTTCATCAATCACTGTCATTTCTCCTGGCACAGGATATACCAATACCAATCCTCCTGAGATTCTTATTGAAGTTCCCTCAGTGACAAGAGAAGTAAATGACTCCTCCACTTATGAAGGTGACTTTGGGGAGATTGTGGGAATTGCTACAACAGCTGTTGGTGTTGCATCTACAGGTATTGTATTTGATTTGTTTATCCCTACTAACTCATACTTAAGAGACACCTCTATAGTTGGAACTGCTGTCACCATTAGTGGTATTCAAACTGGATATTACTTTACTGTTTCTAATAGTAATATTGGAAATGGTGTGACATCTATCTACCAAAACAGATCTGTATTAGGGATAGGAACTACTTTCCTAGATAATGTGTATGAAGTGGCTGCAGTTTCAGTTGCCGAAACCTCTGCACCTGGTATTGCCAATACATATGTAGCTAGAGTAACTACAAGTGTTTCTAGTTTCAATTCATTATCAGGAGTGGGTGTTAGTGAGTTGTTTGGAAACTTCTCATGGGGAAGAATAACGTTAGGTGCTCGACCTAGCGTTGCTGTTACATCCTTTAATGCATACACGCAAAAAGGATTCACTGGCATCTCTACATCAGCAGTGGTAAGTAGAGTTGCTCCTCTAAAATCTAAAGATTATTCGAGTTAACTATCTTTAATAAATAAGTAAAAAACTATCGCAAAATGGCTGCAATTATAACTGATCAACTTCGTATTTTGAATACTAAAGATTTTGTTGCCAGCGTAGCTTCAACAACTAATTCATTTTATACATGGATTGGTTTGCCTAATGCTACGCAGGTTGACTCTGATTGGAATACGACTCCACCTGATCCGAGAGATAGTTTTAATCAGGAGAATGAATATTGGGATACAATGATAGCCTTGAAAAAGGTAGATACGACGGATGTAAAGCAAGTTGTTAAGAAGAATACATGGACATCAGGCATTACCTATGACATGTATAGAAATGATATTCAAGCAGAAAATCCCTCCAAACCTTCTAATGCTATTAGTTTATATGCTGCGAATTATTTTGTAGTAAACTCTGACTTTAAAGTTTATATCTGTCTTCAAAATGGAACTGATCCTGATAACCCAGAGGGAAAGGCTTCATTAGATGAACCAACATTTACCGATTTAGAACCAAGAGCAGCAGGAAGTAGTGGAGATGGGTATATATGGAAGTATTTGTATACAATTAAACCAGGCGATATTGTAAAATTTGATTCAACAGACTTCATGCCTGTTCCTGCAGATTGGGCAACTAATAGTGCTGATGCAGCAGTTAGAGAAAATGCAGCAACTAGTGGACAATTGAAAATTGTTACTATTACAAATAGGGGTGTTGGATTAGGAACTGCTAATCAAACTTATACTAAAGTTCCAATTAATGGTGATGGTCAAGGTGCAGAAGCAACTGTGGTGATTAATAGTTCCTCAAAAGTAGAATCAGTTACTGTTTCTAAGGGAGGATCTAATTACAGTTTTGGAACATTGGATTTAGCAGAAGGTGGAGTTCCTACAGGAACTAGTCCAGCTGCATTTAATGTTATCATTCCTCCTCAAGGTGGACATGGTGCTGACATTTATAGAGAATTAGGAGCAAAAAATGCCCTTGTTTATGCTCGTATTGAAAATGATACTGAGAACCCTGA